CTCCCCTCCCCGTGCTTTGTAGTATAGCTTCTTACTAGCTATTTTACATCACAGAGTGGAAATTGAAAAACTTTCATGACTATTTGTGCCGCGCCCGAAGGCGCGCGGAATGGAGATTAGTATGGAATATGAAACATTAAAAAAAGATTTGATAGTACATAATATTTATTCATCATGGCAGTTTATTGAATATACTGAAAAGAATATAGCAACAGTTCGTTATTGCGCAGAAACTATCAAAAATGTTGTGGATAAGATGACAATGAAAACTATACATTGGCAGCAGGATATTTCATCAGATTTTGTGGATGAAATAACAGATGATGGTAAAAAAGTAAAACGGCTAACAGTAACTACAGAAAACGCGCCAACGTATGAAGTCCGGGTTGCTGGAGAAAAAGTAGACCCTTGGTTTTTGTTTGATAAGCTTTTAAGAGATTTTTTCCAATATACGATGAATAGTTTCGACTCTATTAGTCAAATAATCAATGCAGGATTATTAGCGAATCGAGGAAAGAAAATAGACTCTGTGGATATTCAGCAAATGGTTAAATGCTTTGGACAGCAAACTTATAGTGCAGCGTTTCCTAAAATGCATGCTTGGCTTGATAGGATTTCGCAATCCATGGAATTCCAATATGTGGAAGCGATAAACAACAGAACAAAACATACTGCTGATATTGCCAACAAGCTTTCTATGGGAATACTTGGCAGTTCAAATACAACACAAATTGGCCCATTTTTTCGTAAAGATACACAACATGAGAAAATGGAATTGACCGACCAGCTTCAAGCAACTATAGACTTTTTGGAAACATCATGGGAAGAATTTCTTGACGTTTTTAAAGAAGAATATGCACGGGACGTTTTTTCTAAAAATCGAATGCATAGCATTGCGGGAGTGCGTCAACAAAAGTTTACAAATGAGCCAGACCAAGATTTATCGTATGCATATATTAATGTTATAAATGATTTTGATTCTATGCCGGATGAATTGCGTATTCTATTGGTAAAAGAAAGAGAAGATGATATATATGTGCATGAATGCCCATTTGACACGATTTTAGTAACGGGTGACAGTAATATAGATGTACTTGGAAGATATACTGCAGAGAATGCAGTAGGTGATGATTGTCTATTACATTATAGAAAATATATTAAGGATACTGCGGTTAAAGGTGGTATTTGTATGTTCTATCAACATCAAGCGAAAACAGTGTTTTATCATGCAAATCCTTATTTCGATGTTGAGTCAGTCTCTGACGATGAAGCGTTTTTAGGAAGAACGTCATTGCCATTTTAGAAAACATTAGTAAAAAGCCCTCCTGGCCATTACGGTCAGGAGGGTTTCGTGCATTTATAGATATTATCCTTCAATGTCAACACTTACGCCAGATTTGAATTCCACCCTAAAGTGGTATTCAAAAACAGTGATTTTCTGTAGCATCCTGCGAACAAGGCTTTCACCGAATACGGTAATCTCGCTGGGCTGGGCTTTTAAATAATCGCAAAGCTCAGTGATTCTGGACAGCTTTTCATCCCGGATGACGCTGTCGGTTTCTGATTTTGCTTTCAGTTCCCGGAACTGGAAAATCTCCTCGGCGATAGAATCGTAATCATCCCGATTGTTGGCTTTTTGTAAGAGCTCCTTTTGCAATTCCAGCAGCTTGACGTCAATGTCATCCGTAGAGACGCTGGTATCGTTGCGGATGACCGTAGCGATGTTCTCTTGCAGCATTTTCATGTAGTCAGTTTTGTCCAGAATCATCTTGTTGATGGCTCTCAGGATAACATCCTGCAATAGCTCCTCATTGACTGTTCTGGCCCGGCAAGCGACTCCTGTATTCTGCAGGCGGCTTTCGCAGCGCCATACGATGGATTTGCACCCTCGATTGTTCCAGTGGATGCGTCGGAACATTTCATTACATTCGCCGCAGAAGATGATTTGGGAAAAGCAGTGGTTACTACTGTAGCTACGCTTGCGTCCGTTGGCGCTGGTATGCACCACTCGCCTACGCACCAGCTCTTCCTGTACCTGCATGAAGATTTCCTTTGGAATAATCGCTTCATGGTTACCTTCCACATAGTATTGTGGAACGGTGCCATTATTCTTGATTCTGGTTTTGCTGAGAAAGTCGGTGGTATAGGTTTTTTGCAGCAGGGCGTCACCGATATATTTTTCATTGTGAAGAATCTTATTGATGGTGCTTGTCCACCACTTGGTTTTTCCTGCGCCGGTGGGAATTCCGCCAGCCATAAGCCCGGCGGCAATTTTGTCCATGCTGTAGCCTTCCAGATATTCCCGGTAAATGCGTTTGACGGTTTCGGCCTGCTCAGGGTCAATGACAAGATTACCATCAGTATCCTTGGTGTAGCCGAGGAAGCGATTATGATTGACTGTTACCTTACCTTGTTGATAGCGATATTGCAATCCCAGCTTGATATTCTGGCTCATGGACTGGCTTTCTTGCTGGGCCAGAGAGGCCATAATGGTAAGGAGTACTTCACCCTTGGCGTCCATCGTATTGATGGATTCCTTCTCAAAATAAACGGGAATATTTTTATCCTTCAATTGACGGATGAATTTCAGGCAGTCCAGCGTGTTTCGGGCAAATCGGCTGATGGACTTTGTAATAATCATGTCGATGTTGCCAGCCATGCATTCATCAATCATACGATTGAACTCGGTACGCTTTTTGGTATTGGTGCCGGAAATACCATCATCGGCAAAGATGCCTGCAAGCTCCCATTCGGGATTCTTGGAAATGTACTCCGTATAATGCCCAATCTGCGCATCGTAGCTGGTGGCCTGCTCATCGCTGTCGGTACTGACTCGGCAGTACGCTGCGACTCGGAGTTTTGGCTTCTCAGCTGACTTGATGGCGTTGCCAACCTGCCGTCTGGCCGGAATGACCATAACCTTACTTTGTGCCATTGGTAATCACCTCCGGTTTGATAAGGCTGTACAGGTATTCGGCCTGTTTCAGCGGATTGGGTAGTTCCTTCTCAACCTGCCCCATAATGAAGTCGGTAGGAACAGGTTTCACACGGGAAGTAGTTGTTTTGTTCAGTCTCCCCAATTTGCCAGCACGTTTTTCTATTTCTATGGGAACTGCATCAAATGTAGCTCTATCAATGATTGCCGGGTAAAAGTTGTCACCCAGGTAGTGTTTGTTAAGCATGATTCGCTTAGCTGTTCCATGATAGGTTTCGAGGCCTGCCTTCTTTGCTGCGTCGCTGAAAGCCATGCCAGATAAATAATTCTTGTAAAGCTCTCGAATAGTGGCGGCGGCAGTTTCATCAACAACTGCTTGTCCGTTTTCTATCCGATAGCCGTATGGTGTGTGGCCCATAAAATCACATCCTTTCTCGCAGTATTAATCCACATTTCAGTTCAAATCCGACTTCCTCTCGGCTGTAAACAATGATGCGGTCTGCGTATTCTGTAAATAATTCTTCTTCAAATGCATGTAGCATATCAGCGTGCTCGGTGAAGTGCAGGAGCTTCTGGAGCTCTACAATTCTGGTTGAGGCTTGGCCACTGTTATTCTGAAGCATTTCGATTTCAGTTTTGCAGGCTTCCGTCTGCACCATCAGCTCATTCTTTTGCTGGGTAAAAATAATCTGGTCAAGGTAGCCCTGTGCCATCAAGCGTTGCAAGGTTTGTCGCTGTTCGGTGATTTGCAATAGTTGCCTTTCAAGCTCACGGATACGACGGATGCCGTCGTCCTCATTGGTGTTTTTGAGCTGCTCCAGAAGCGGAGCCAAGAGCACTTTTCTGCTGAAGATGAGTTTGTTCATCATAGTAAGAAAAGCGTGTTCAAGGTCATCGTTTCGGATGTACAGCATGGAGCAGGCGTTGACATCAGTAAGATGCGTATTGCAAAGCCAAGCGGCATATTTGTGGCCTTTGCAGGTATGAATGCGCCTGCGGAAGGTTGCGCCACATTCGTTGCAGATGATGTTACCGGAAAAAGCATAACGCTGCTGGTATCTGTTGCTGCCCTTTACAATTCCCTTTTCGACACTATGCTGTTCCAAAAGGCGTGCAGTCAGTTCAAAATCCTCATGACTAATGATTGCCTCATGGTGTTCGGAACAGAAATATTGGTCTTTTTCGCCATTGTTTTGGTGCCGATTGAATTGTGCATCTGTGTAGGTCTTTTGGAAAATGGTATCGCCTGTGTACTTCTCATTCGTCAATATACCTTTGATGGTACCGTGCGACCATCGGCCACCTTTTTTAGTTGGCACCTGTCGGGTATTCAAGTCTTTTGCAATATCCTGAATGCCTGTGCCGGACAGAAAGGATGAGAAAATGTGTTTCACAACATCAGCCTGTGCCGGATTTACCTTCATTTCTTCTCCATCCCAATCATAGCCATAGGGCGGATAACTGATTTTGAAGGTGCCGTTTTGGAATCGCTTCTGTACGGCCCACTTGGTATTTTCAGAGGTTGAGGTGGATTCTCCCTCAGCCATTGAGCTTAGAATTGCCAGCATTAGCTCGCTTTCCATCGAGCCAGTGTTCAAATTTTCCTTTTCGAAGAATATAGGAACATTCACCGCAAGCAGGCGTCTGACCAGTTCTAAGCAATCTGTTGTATTTCTGGAAAAGCGGCTCAGCGACTTTGTGATAACCATATCGATTTGATGGTTTTCGCAATCTGACATGAGCTGAAGCAGGGCTGTTCTCTTTTCCTTCTTTGTGCCGGTGATACCTTCATCGAAGTAAATACCGGCAAGCTCCCAGTCGCTTCTGGAGTTGATATAATTTTCAAAATACGTCTTTTGCGTGTCCAGACTTTCAAGCTGTGCATCACTGCCTGTTGATACTCGGCAATAAGCTGCTACACGGAGCTTATTCTTTTGAGCAGGCGTTTTTACCTGCTGCAATTTTGTGATTGTTTTCAAGCTATCACCTCCTTGTCAGTGTCACATATTAACTCTAAGTGAGCTTATTATCCAGTTATATCGGGCATAATCTCGGCCAGATATGGGGAGAAAGTTTTTCGATTTAGAAGCGTAATTTTGTTGTATTCTGACAAGGAAATAAGTCCAGAATCCAGCATGCTTTGAAGCAGCTGTTGAGCCTTATAATAACCGGCATCACGCTGCAGCTGTTCAGTAGAGGGTGGTGTCGGCGGCGCTAATATCGGTAGCTCTTCGAGAGAAATTGGTGTCAATAAGCATTTTTGTTCATCTGCCATGATGGGCCTCCAATCTGAGGAAGTTCCTCACTATCCTCTGGAGGTGAACAGGCTGTTTTGACGAAACAATCTGTATTTTTTGCAAAAGAAAAAGGCCTGCAGGATTTATCCCACAGGCCAAAGGTGAAGCAGTATTAAATTCGTGCTGCGTAGTCCAGCGAAATCCAACCAGCGCCAGACTTCAAACGGCCCCAGCCGGTCGAGGAACCAGCGCCGGAGGCCACCTCCACGATGGTGAAGGAGCCAATGCCGGTAAAGTGACCGGTCTTGGCATAATTGGTTCCCGGCCCCTTGCGGATGTTCAGGTCAGGAATTGCGACCTTAACCAGTAAGGGCACGGCAGAGGTAGTTGTGTTTGATGCGTAGAGGTTTACACCATTTACATCGAATACACTATATCCCGGATGCTTGTCCACGCAGGCTTTCGCATTGGCAAGTTCCTTATAGGCTCCAAGCTGACTCTTGGCATCTGCCCAAGTCTTACGAACACGGTACCACACTGTTTTGTCCGTGGCAAGCTCCTGCTGAGAGCCACCGAGTGCAGCGGTAACCTTGGCTGCCAAATCTCCGAGGCGTGCATAAAGCCAGTCGCCCGGACAGCTTTTATTGGCAAACCAGCGATGTACAGTAATGACCATTTCATCAGACTTCGGAGCATAGTTCAAGGTCTTGTTCTTATCGGCAAACCACAGGAGCTTCTTCTTGCCGTTTCGCTTGCAGATGTCCGTGCAGAGCTTGATGAGAGTTGCATAAACCGCATCAGTCATGGCGTAGGGCTCCGTTTTATCGCTGGCGCACTCAATGGTGATAGCACGCTGGTCGTTGGCGCTGCTGGAAGTGCACCAGGAGCGATTTTTCTCCTCAACGCAAAGAGAAACGCGTCCGTCTGTGCCAATCCCGTAATTGCAGCTCGCATCACGACCTGCCGGGAAGCAGGCGCAGATGGTTTCGGCGGAGAGCTGGCCCACAACGCAGTGAGGTGTGATGCGGTCAATAGAATGTGTTCTCTGCCCAGAATGGTTCGGGCTCAGACCGGTGTAGACCACCAGAGGACTATTTGTATATCCCATGATTATTCATCCTCCTTTTCACTGCGGTCATGCAGCTGTTCTAAGACCTCCTTCAGTTTTTCCGGGATAGGCAGGCCAAGGTGACCAGCGTTCTCCAAGAGCGAAATGCCCTCATTGGAAATGTAGAAGAAGATGATTGCGGTGCGCAGGATGCTGCCGGAGCCGATGACCTGAACATCCAGGATGTTTGCAATGCCCACCAGAATAAAAATCAGCACCTTGCGGCAGATACCGCGAAAACCGACCTCACTGGAGAGTGTTTTGTCAGCGATGGCACACATGACACCGGTGATGTAATCCGCAGCCGCAAAGGCAATGAGTGCAAAAAGCAGCCCATCGCAGCCACCGAGAAACCAGCCGAGCCAGCCACCGATGGCGGCGAGTACGACTTGAATCGAGTTCCAAAATTCCTTCATGATAGAATCCTCCTTTGATTTTTTGTATGAAAAAAGCGGCTGCTCCCGCTGAGGAGTAGTCGCCTGATTCCGAATATGCATTTTTACTGTTCCTGAATGATATATGTGACCTTCATGGTTTTATCTGCCGTTTTCGTCACAGGCTCAGACAGGTTGTTGATGGTGGCCAGATAGTTGGATAGGATAAAGTATCCAATCGTTGACCAGTTTCCGTAGCTTCCAAACCACAGCATAGGTTCATTCAGCACCGGGGTGTAACAGGGATAATTACTGCCTCCGATGATACGGGAGGCTTCAACTTTCAAAATCTCATTTGTATCAAGGTTAATTACATACAGATAATAGACTCCGCTGCTGTACCCTTCGATATAGACTCTGCCGTTGATGCCCAGTGCAAAGGTTCCGGTGATACTGGTGAAGCCTACCATTTTCAACTGCTCCACATTTGCCGAATTGCCTACTTCCATCTTGTAAATACGATTGGAGTTGTTATAGCCTCGGAAGAAGATATACCCTCTGTGAATATAGGAAGTACGCATTCCGTTGAGGTTGATTCTCTCTGCTGTGGTATTTGTCATGGTGTACTGCGTGACCTTCCAGTTAGAGAAACTGACCTTTGTTACCACGAAGGTGCCATTTACCTCAAGATAGTAGTTGGCGCAGCTTACGATATACAGGCAGTTGTCGGCGATATCGAAGTTGCAAGAGGTGTAACTGGTCGGCAACTCCGTTTTCAGTTCCTCCAACTCAAAGGAATCGATGAGTGGTTTCTTGGAGTAGGGATTTTCCAGCACAGACACCGACTTCATATAGGCTCTTCGTTTGGTAATCGTAATCTTTTTGTTATTATCGATACGGAAGTAATACACAGCATCCTCCTCCATATTGATGAGAAAAATTGCTTCTGTTGTACCAATACTAATCCCGGAATATTTATCACCAGTACTCGCTCCTGTATAATTGGTGTAAACATATTGAAGCTGACCGTCACAGACCTGCATACCAAGACCGTAGTTACTTCCAAAGGGTGCATCCTTGCCGCCATAGGAAGTGTAGCCGCCATTTTTATGTGTAAGGCAGACACAGGAAATCGTGCCGTTTGCCTGCGAGGTGGTAAAATCATACACATACTTCATGTAACGGTCAGTCATATTCAGCTCGCTTTCCGTCTGGTTGAAACCACCACGGAGCGTTCCAGTGGTATTGTTCTGAACGCCATAGGAAGCACAGCCAATCAGGTTAACGCCAGAGGGCGGATACAGATTATTGGCATTCTCCTCAATCTCTGCATCGAAGAGCAGTAGACCACCAAGGACGGTCTGGTAATAGGGATTCATGCCATTTAGCATTTTGCCGGGTGACTTGTCCAGCCCCATCGGCTTGAAGATATTGGACAGTGCATTGGTCACCATGTTCTGTTCCAGCACTGTTTCGGTTTCGCCCGTATGGACATCCGTCAGTTCTATTTTCATTGAGCCTTTCAGCATTTGGTTCTCCTCCTTTAATTGATGTAGGTAATCTTGAAGCGCGAGATGGCGGCGTTGTCATGGAGAGTGAACCGAAGCAGCAGCCGCTTTTCTTCACTTAAGCTGTTATATAGTTCCTCCACATCGGTATTCAGCCAATCTCCAAGGGCCATATCCTCCGAGTAGGTTTGACCGTTATCGACAGAAATCGACACGGAGACATCCCCGGAATATTCCGCAGTCATCATCTTGATGCCGAGAATGGAAATGTGGCTCATATCTGCCACAGCCTCCAGCACCTGAGGATACGGATAGGCCGTTACATTGGCTTTTAGCAATTCCTCTGCACCTCCGGCTTTCCACAGATACATCTGCATATTGTCGATTGGTGTCAGAATTTCTGCGGGAGGGATTTCCTCAAAACCGTATTTCAGAAACATGGCTGCCGACAGCGTTTCAATCGCTACCTCGGTCAATGCTCCATCCGCATAGGTGTAAAAGGTATCTGCCTGCCGTACCAGATAGGCAAAGGAGTAGGTGTCGGTTTCCTCATACATGGCATACACGATATTCCAGGTGCGTCCGCCCTCGTCCTGATGGTAAAAGCTGACCTGTGTTCCTTCGCCGCTGCCGTCTGCCAGTGTGAGTGCTGTGGTAGTTCCACCGCATATCATATCCGAGGTTCCCAGGTACCCGGTACTGGTCGGAGTCTGAATGACATTTAGGAACATGTCGTTGTTGGAGAGTAGGAACAGTTCAAAAATCAGCCTTGTGGCATCCACTCGGTTATTGTAAGCTGTGTATCCTTCAAAGCGGATTTTGAGAAATTGCAGCCCATTGGTGGTTTCCCCCAGCTGTCTGTAAATGGCAGTGGAGCAACCATCCCTGCGAAGGATTCTAAGCTGCTCGGAGTTGGTGCCAAATCCAAACCAGTGATTGCTTGAGATATACAGCGGATTGGCGGCGATGCCATTAAACATAAAACCGTCTAATCCATCTGTGCTGTATGTCCCGTCATCGTTATAGCCATTGCTGACATAGTCCATGCTTTCCGCAGTATTAAGGAATGGGAGAAGCACCGTCTTTTCCTGTCCGACCTCCGCAATTAGGCAGATTTCTGTAAGACCGACATACTTTACGCCCGCAGTGGAGTCCCCTAAAAGGTGCAATACCAGGCAGTCACAGGAGAAGGGCTGTGCTGGTTCCAGGTCACATTTGCCCTTTGAGCCTGCCGGAAATTCTCCTGTAAGAATAGGCTCAGTCATTTCTTCATCCGCATAGACTTCCACAGATTTTGTAATATGGATATTGCCGGTCGGTTTGTTGACCAGCTCTACCCGATAGATTTTCAGCGGCTTATCAAAATGCCATATAAAACAGGCATCCGTTACTGCTTCAGCACTTTCCCAGTGGGTATCCGTATTTCCATCCAGCGCATGGAAGGCCGAATAGTCTATGCCTGACACCTCATGCACAGAAGTGGCAGAAACCGTGCCCCACGTTTCATCGTCCGTGAAGGCAGGCTGCTGCCACTTAGACCAGATATATTTTGTTGCATCTATCAGCACGTCGTCACCTCCAGTCTTTCCACGCGCTCAAACGGCGCAGTATCTACAGTAAGATGCTGCAGCTGACCGGCATTGATTTCCCCAGCAGCAGATATGAACACATAATCGCTAATCATACAGAAGGCACCATCTTCATTGACCTCTATAATCGTCTGGTCATAGTGCGGCGGGAAGCCCTTGTCCATTGTAAAGGTCTTGATGACCTCCACGGCTGTCACGCGCTCGTTCAAACGATGGTAGGTAAATTCACTTTCCATAATCGGAATACGAGTCAGCGGCTGTGTAATCGGGCGAAGGACAATCCTTGGGAATACGATGGCTGCCGTGTCTATAAAGGCATCATAGCCGAATGCTGTCTGTGCAATCGGAATACGGTCGATGGTCTCGGAAATGCTGATGCGTCCATTCCAGTCACCGATACCAGCCACAAGTCCCTGTCCGCTGATGGTTGCACGGATTTGTGATTCTCCGATGGTCAGCGTACCGCCCGTCATTTTGAAATATACGGACAGTGTGTTTTCGCTGTTGGCAATGACCTGAGTGATTGGGAGAAACAACGTGAGAATGTGTTTCCCGTTTATGCAGGTCTTTTTCGGATAAAAGGTTTTGACCTCTTCATCATTCATTTTGTAGGTAACCGTCAATTCCGACTGTCCGACCTCTGAAAAGGTAAAATCAATTTCTTTACTGCCCTCTGTGCCCTCCTCGTCCACGGTTGGCACCGTCCCATGAACGGTTCGCTCCACCTCATCATTGGTCACCTCAAAGAGGATTTCTGCCAGAAAAGTGGCAGTAGTTTCTTCCTTTGAGGTAAAGGCAATCGCCATAATCTCTGTATTGGAACTACCAATGGTAAAGGGAGAAGCATTGATGAAGTTATAAACCACGATTTTTCCTGCTTCAATTTGGTTCAGCAGGCCAGTGATGTTCTTGTCATTCTTGCTCTTTGCCGCTGCCAGCTTTGGATTCTTACCTACGCACTTTAAGCTGTGTTTTCCGTTGATTTTATAGGTAATGCTCGTAATGCAGGACAGCTGTTTATCATCGGCATGACCGCCGGAAAAGCGCAGTACGTCCATAGGGTCAAAGGCTGGATTGCCAATGGTGGTACTGTCAAAGGGAACGTAATCCACCACAGCGATAGCATTCAGAATATTGGTAATGAGCCTTGCCCTTGTGGTTTTCAAACCAAACTGCAAAAGCGGATTGACACCAAGGTTTAAGGTCAAGGCATCGTCCGGGTCGAGAGCATAATACTCCGATTCCTCCGTAATAAGGTTTGTGGACGATACAGCCGTGTATCTGGTAACAAAATCAGAATAGCTGCTGTCGAAGCGATGCCTGCTGGTCACCTCCGCCACAGGAGAAATCCCATAAGGGATAAGTTCCAGCTTGCCCTCACGGTTAATCTGGCAGACACAGCCAAGCAGCTGGGCCACATAGAAGATAAGGTCACGGTAGCTTTCCATATCATTATCGGAATAGATGCCCAGTGTCTCTTTTCCATTCGGCATGGCTTCGATTTCTGCTTTTGTCTGAGCAAGTTCCACGTCACATTCAGTGCTTGCCATCAGAAGAAAGCTGTAAGCCGTACCGCCGGATGCGGTCAGTTTCAGTGCTTTCTCAAAGCGGAGCATATAATCATAGGCTTTGAGTTCCAGCGTTTTGATATGCCTGTTGGCTTCGCTGACTTCAAAGACACCCATAGGAATGGATTCTTCTGTGCCATCTGGGAGCACAAGATGGAAGTATATCCTGACCTCTGCCTCGTCCAAGGTGTAGCGGTCGATGTCAGAAAACAGCGTGATGCCCATTTCAGCGGCATAGACCGTACCCAGTTCAATCTCATTGCTTCCGCAGCACTGCCTTGTGATGTATCCGCTGCCCTTGACGATGTCCTCATTGCCAAAGGCATACTCTTTTTTGTTCTTTGTGACAATGGTGCCTGTCCAGTAATATTTTCTTGTATTGCTTTCGATTGCATCCATAAATGCTTGTGATACAGGATACAAAGACACCACCTCCTTAAAATTCGTTCAGCGTGAAGGACACTGTCCACAGGCCCTTATAGGAAGTATCCTTATAGAGCTTCGCCTTGTAACCGGTGATATACATTTCTGTTTCCTTCAGTGCCAAATCCTCTGTATCAAAATACTGCACAGCTATCTTCGGTTGTTTGGAATAAGCCGTCAGTTGTTTCAGCCATGTGGCGCTAACGGAAAAGGAGACGCCTATCGTGACAACTCCCGCCCGTACCACATCACGCTGCGTTGTTCCGGCTTCTGTTTCACCACCGGAGTCTGCCTCCACAGCGGCCAGGTCTAAATCATAGGAATCTGGAAATGGGAGAGCAGTACCGTCAAATTTCAAATATTGAATAAATGCCATCGTTATCGCCCTCCGCTTCTTAGATTTGTTCTCTGCTGCGCATTGACAACAACCTCGTCAAGCATGGTGCCGCCAAGGTAAACCGGGATAACAATATCCCCATTCTGACCGCCAACACCTGCCAGTGCTTCTGTAATCGCTGTGGTAATACCTGCAAAGGTATCTCCAGCAGACATTCCACCAAGGATACCGCCAGTGTCTGGTGTGCTGATTTTGGGATTGACTACCATATCGGCAGCCACACCGTCCATCGCATTTGCCACCATACCCTTGCTTTTTTCGATGCCCTTGGCCAGTCCGCTCATGAAGTCCGGCATCCAGGTTTCATAATCCGTCAAAGGCCCTTCATCCGGAACGGAGAAGTGCAGGAAGGACTTGATTTTGTTTGCCACACTGCTGACGGCATCACCGACGGCACTGATGCAGCTTTTGATACCATTCACGATGCCCATGACTAAATCCTTGCCCCAGTTAAAGGCAGAGGAGGCAAGATTTTTGATATAGCCGACTGCCTTATCAAAGCCGCCCTTGATAGTATTGTAAATACCGCTGATGGTGCTTTTGATACCGTTCCACATGGCAGAAAAGGCATTGCTCACCGCAGTCTTGATTCCATTGACCACAGAAGATACCGTGGACTTGATATTGTTCCAGACAGTGGTAATCGTATTTTTTATGCCGTTTACGACCGTAGTAATCACGGATTTGATGGCATTCCAGATGGTCGTGAACACGGTCTTTATGGCATTCAGCACTGTGGTAATGACCGTTTTGATGGTATTCCAGGCTGTCGTCAGGAAGGTCTGGATTGCCGTGACGATGGTCGTAATAAAGGTGCTGATAGCGTTCCACACCGTAGTCACTACCGTCTGAATTGCCGTCAGAACTGTGGTGATAGCCGTCTTTATGGCATTCCAGGCTGTGGTAAGGAAAGCCTGAATCGCTGTGACCACGGTTGTGACAATCGTGCTGATGGCGTTCCATACCGTAGTGAAAAAGGTCTGGATTGCTGTAAAGACTGTAGTGACCACAGTCTTTATCGTATTCCAAGCCGTGGACAGGAAGGTGGAAATCGCTGTTACAACTGTGGTAAAGATATTCTTGATGCCTTCCCACAAACCTGTGAAGAAGTCACGCAGTCCGTTCCATACCGTTTCTGCGACAGCCTTAATGCCATTCCACACAGCCACAAAGAATTCCTTGATGGCATTCCATACAGCAATGGCTACTTCCTTGATGTTCTCCCAAAGGTCAATCCAAAACTGTCGGAAGTCCTCGTTGGTGTTCCAGAGATAGATAAAGGCCGCCACCAGTGCCGTAATCGCTGCAATAATCAGGAAGATTGGGTTTGCAAGCATGGTCGCATTTAGCGCGGCAAAGGCTCCCTTGACCGTATTGATAACTCCGGCAATCTTAGGAACAACGGTCATAATCGTACCGACTGCCGAGATGACCTTGCCGACGATAATCAGCACCGGCCCAAGAGCTGCTGCGAATAGAGCAACGGTAACGACGACCTTCTTGGTGCCTTCATCCATGCCATTGAGCCAGTCTACAAATTTCTGCACCCAGCCGACAATCTGCTTGATGGCAGGCATCAGCAGTTCGCCAAAGGAAATGGCAAGTCCCTCAAGAGCCGATTTCAGAATAGTCAGCTGACCCTGAAGGTTATCCAGCTGCGTATCCGCCATCTGCTGTGCAGCACCGCCGCTATTTGAAATAGAGGTTTGCAAATCATCCCAGGTATCACCAGTATTGGCAAGCAGGGCGTTCACAGAGGACAGGTCAGTCTTATTGAAAATCGTACTGATGATATTGGATTTTTCTGCCTCAGTCATGCCGTCCATGCTTTTATTCAAATCGCCAAGGATGTCATTCATGCTCCGCATATTTCCTTCGGAGTCATAGGTCTGCACGCCCAATTCATTCATCATATCTGCTGCTTTATCCATAGGATTCTGCAAGGACAGAATGATATTACGAAGATGCGTGCCGCCCTCAGCACCCTTGATACCGTTGTTGGCAAGGATACCAAGTGCCGTATTCAGTTCGGCAGTTCCGCCTTTTACCGATTTTGCCGTTGCACCAATGGTAAGGATACCTTCACCAAGCTGTGCCACAGAGGTGTTCGTAGTCGAGGCGGTTTTGGCCATCTGGTCTACCATTGTGCCTGCTTCGCTAACGCCCATGCCCAAAGCAGACATAGCATCGGTTACCATATCAGAAGCGGAAGCAAGCTCGATGTCACCTGCAGCAGCTAAGTTCAAAACGGTCGGAAGTGTATCGCACATTTCCTGCGTGTCATAACCGGCAAGAGCAAGGTAGTTTAGAGCTTGCGCACATTCGCTGGCAGAGAAGGCTGTCTCGGAGCCCATCTTCTTTGCAAGGTCGGATAAGGTATCCATCGTATTGACGGATTGCCCATCTACCTGAGACATGGAATCCTTGGTGATGCCCATCGTGGCCTGCACCTGTGACATGGAGGACTCAAAGTTGGCAGCGGTGGTGACCGCAGCAGTCCCAAGTCCCGTCACGGCAGCAGTAACCGGCAGCAGCTTTTGGCCTGCGCCAGAAATATTATCACCGACTGTTTTCAGCTTTTCTCCGCTGGTAGCTATTTTTTGCACAGCAGTAGCAGACTGATTTGCCTGTTCCTCCAGCTTTTTCAGGTCTTGCTCGGTTTCAATGATTTCACGTTGGAGCGCATCGTATTGTTCCTGTGAAATATCCCCATTGGCAAGGGCGGTGTTTGCCTGTTCCGCAGCGGTTTTTAAGGTGTCCAGCTTTGTTTTGGTTTCGGCAACGGCATCACCCAGTAGCTTGTGTTTTTGGGCCAGCAGTTCCGTGTTGCCTGGGTCGAGCTTCAGTAGCTTTTCCACATCCTTAAGCTGTGCCTGCGTATTCTTGACCTCAGAGTTGACACCCTTTAGAGCCGTTTGTAATTTGGTGGTATCGCCGCCAATCTCAACTGTGATACCTTTGATTCTGTTTGCCACGATAGCACCTCCTTCCAGTGGTCATAACAGCAGAAAAAAGCACTGACGGTTTCCCATCAGTGCAAGCTCCGCAATTAAAAATTATCGAAATCCTTCTGTGTTGCAACTTCTCTGTACTTATAATCATCGTTCCGGCTCTCTGCGTACATATCATTGACCATGCCAATCGTGAGTAAGTCCAAGTCACGGATGGACAGGCCAAGCTGTACGCAGCGAAGCAGGAACAGCGGAGTTGTCATTTCCCGCTCAGTTGAGCGAAGTTTTTTTTAGACTGTACCTCCGTCTGGGTGTTCAGGCCCCACAGCTGGATGAGCTGTGGCAGCACCTGATAGATGGAGAAGGTGTTGAAGCCGTCCAGCCAATCCTCCGGGGAATCCGGGATAGTCGGGTCAGCGTGTTTTACCATGATATAGGCGATGTTCTCAAACATCTCAAGGGAGAACATATCCAGATTGGAATTCTCCTCGCTGCCGTCACCGACCGATTTCTCCAAGGAACGAAGGTCTTTGTAAATGTCACGATGGAACCGCATTCTATAAATACGGGGAATGGCAGCAGAGGCCTTAAAAGGTACCTGCTTGCCATCAATCTCGATATTCTGTTTCATGCTCATGGCTTAACCCTCCTTCACAGCAGTGGATTTGGTAGAGGTAGTTGCTTTCGTAGCAGCGGTGACGGCTTGTGTGGCAGGCTCAGCAGGCTGTGCTTCCTCCGCAGTCGGCATATATACAGCACTGTACCAGCCCTGATATACGGCATCCGTGGTCACATCACCGGTCTTGGCCTTGACATAGCCATTAGCAAGTGGCGTAGCAGTCAGAGCAAGCGTCTCGGTCTGCACTTCGATTTCATCCTCATTCGTCTGAGATTCGATGCTCGGACGGCTTGCCGCACAGTTGTACAGCACATGGCGAATTTTTCGTACATCACCGTCGAACTCGAAGAGCAGCGCAAAGTTGGCAGTCTCCACATTGGCGTTTTCCACCAGCACCTTGTTGGCATCCAGTGTTTCCTTCAGCGCCTCCGTGCGGAAGCTCTCCGGCACCATAGCAAGCTCCAAATCACCATCGTAGCCCATGTTATTGGAGATGGTGTAGTAGGCGTATCCATTAGCATAGAAATTGGACGGCTCACCGTTTGCATCCAGTGCCAAGGATACGGCACCGGGCATTGCAACAGGTGCGGCAAAGGATACTGTACCGTCCTCGGTAATCGTCTGCAGGGCGTAGTGCACATTGCAGATATTGAATTTCACTTTATTCTTTTTAGGCATGATTTAAACCCTCCTGTTCAAATTGATATAGGACTTCATACAGATTTTCGCTGTCAATCCAGGTTTCGGACTTTTCATAGAAGATGCCGTGTTCATCCAGCAAATCCTCCAATTTCTGTTCTACCGACAAGTCCTTGGTGTCGGTGTACAGCTCAAGATGTACCTCGTTTATCTTGTAATACACTTTTCCGTCAGCAGCAAAGTTGTCGCTTCCCGGCAGCAGAAAGCAGATAAACGGTGGGTCAGGCGATTCTCCCTCTGCAAAATGGTCATAGGCAAATGGGAGGCCGCTTTCGGTCATAATTGCAATCAGTTCCTTCATCAGCTCAGACTCCTTTCGATTTCCTGCTCCAGAAGACGCACGCCGGATTCCTCTGCGGGAGCAATGTGCGGCTTAGCTGCAACACGGCCACCACCGCGCTTGGCGTGACCAAATTCCAGAAGATGGGCCAGCTGGTAGCGATTTTTGGAATAGACGGTCACCTCCAGAGCGTTCGCTGTTTCTCTGGTGTTTTTCACAGACCAGCTCTTGGCATAGACACCAGTGTCTTTGGGAGCGGTAGTTTCGATTTCCTTTCGGACGGCAGTACCAGCCTTTTTGACAGCCTTTTTCATATCCTCTGTGGCAAGGTCAGAGTAATCCGTCAAGCCCTTCATGATTTCTGTTGCCAGCTGGTCGATGCGGATATTGTTTGCCATAATTACCGCCTCACTTTCTGGCAGTGGAGCTTGACGCACTTGCGCTTGAAATTCATGTGGTCAATAGCGGTGATGTCATAGGGCTCACCGGCAAATTCCACACGAAAACCGGTAGAAGTGAGGGTAGCCGTTTTCCTGCAATAGCGAAGCGTAAAGTCAATGGTGTCAGCCTCCACAGTCTGGGCCGCAGCGGTTTCTTCCGTGCCGCCTTCAGCGCTGACGGTTGCATAGCAGGAGTAGTATTCCTGCCAGCTGTTTTTGTGGTTCCCGATTTCGTCCACCAGCACAGCATTTTGCAGGAGCCTGATGCGGACATTCAGAAGTTCAATGTTCATCAGAAGCCCTCCTGTCTGCTGCCGAAGAGAAGCGAACGCAGGGTCAGCGTCAGGGCATGATGGTCAGCTTCCTCACGATGCTCGTAAAGATAAGCGACGGTATACATGATGGCGGTCTTGGCGTTATCCACAGCCTCTAAGGTTGCGCTGTCCTCAGTGCGTAAAATGTCCATGCAGAGTTTTTCAGCACTGGTCAGCAGCGTTTCCAAAAGCGCATTGTCATCCTCGTAATCCACGCGTAGGTATTGTTTCATGTCAGCAAGTGCTACAAGCATATCTATCACCACCTCGGTCTTATAAAATAAGCAGTGCCGCCCGGTTAAAGGCGGCACCACAGGTTACAGTTATCAGGCATTCAGCTTCAGAATCTGAACAGCCTCCGGAAGGATGAGCTTGCCATCCACACGTTCCTTGGCCACATAACCAATCAGGCCGTTACCAGCGAAGAGCTCCGTGAGCTGCTTGAAGGAACGAGTGCCACGGTCGCCGATGTTGTAGTAGCTGTAATCACCAAAGGCGATGGCATTCTCCGGTGCGAACTCGGAGGTGTGGACTGCATAGCCCAGCACCTTATCCGGCTCACTAGCCTGATAGGAAGGCTGCCAGATGTAGGCACCGTTGTTATCCTTGAATTTGCGGATAGTAGCAATGGTGCGGTCGTTCATGATGAAGGACGCATTCTTACGGTAAGGACGCTTCAAAGCATAGACCAGATTGAACAGGTCGTCTGCCTTCAAAGCAGCAGTGAGAGTTTCCGCTACCTGACCGCCGCCAGTTTCTGCAAAGAGGCCAAGAGGCTGGCCAGTACCAGAGCCATTGAGGAACGCATCCTCCTCAGCATTGGATAGTGCCTTGCCGAACTGCTCGATGATGTAGCTCTCCAGATTGAAGGCGTTGTCATAGAGCAATTCTTCAGTCACCTTGATGGCAACATGGAGCTTGTGGGCATCCAGCAAAATCTGAGAGAAGGTCGCATCCGTGAACTGGAGTGCGCCACCTTCCTCAATCCAGGCAGCGGCAGGCTTGGTGGCTGCGATGTTGATTTTGTGTTCGCCGCTGGTAGTGATGGTGTGGGCCAGCTGACGCATGATGTTCCCTTCGGTGAGGGCCTGAATCAAGCGGTGGTCGTACTCCTCAGGTACCAGATAACCGCCATCGGCATCTACGCCTTCCTGCAGAACATTGGATACCTGCTTGAAGTTGGAACGGAGTGCCTTCAGCATGCCAGCCTTGTACTCGTCAGAGGCGCGACCGGTCTTTGCTTCCGGCTGCTTGCCGGTGGAAGGCTTGGAGGTGAGAGGCGTGTTGACCGGCTTATTGAGCTCGGCCTCCAGCTGCTCCTGACGCTCCAGACGGCTGATTTCCTTGCCGAGGTCAGAGATTTCCTGCTCCATTTTGCAGTAGGTAGCGTCGTCCTCAGCAGTCAGCGTGCCCTTTTCAGTGCGGTGAGAATCGAGAAATGCCTTAGCAGCATTCCATGCAGTGTTGCGCTTTTCACGCAGTTCTAAAATAGTCATAATCAATTACCTCCATTAAATGTAATAATCTCTCGGAATCTCTAAGCCAGTAAATCCAAGGCTTTCAGATCCCTTTTTTATTAAAATCCCCCACTTTTTTGTCAAAAAACACTTGACAGTTTACTCGAAAAATGCGGCGCTTCGCGCCT